CCACCTCCATCACCACCACCATCACCACCACCATCACCACCACCTTCGCCTCCTCCACCTTCTCCACCACCTCCATCACCACCGCCACTACCACCACCATCACCACCACCATCACCACCACCATCACCACCACCTTCGCCTCCTCCATCTCCACCTCCTTTGCCTCCTCCGTCTCCACCACCATCGCCTCCTCCACCTTCTCCACCTCCTAGTCCACCACCTTCACCTCCTCCATCACCTCCACCTCCATCTCCACCTCCTAGTCCACCACCACCATCACCACCACCTTATCCTCCACCGTCTCCTCCACCATCCCCACCTCCATCCCCGCCTCCTAGTCCACCACCTTCACCTCCTCCATCCCCACCTCCATCTCCACCACCACCACCACCACCTTCACCCCCTCCTTCTCCTCCACCTTTACCCCCTCCAGTTCCACCTCCAAGTCCACCACCTTCACCTCCACCCCCGTCTCCTCCTCCATCCCCCCCGCCTCCCTCACCTCCACCACCTTCTTCACCACCAAAATGGGTATTATGGTTAACAAATAGCCACATTATTAATACAATGAATGAAGTTCATAGTGAAAGTAGTGATGTAAGTTGTAGTAATATATGTACACAGAATTATAGGGATTGTGATGTCAACATATTTAGAACTAAAATGGAAGAATATTATTCATCAAATGAAGACATAATGAAAGAAAATTGGAAACAAGCGTTCCAAGAAGCTGGTATTTCGTACACTACTCCTACGTATACGTGGAAATATACAGGTCATACTCTGGAAAGTGAAGGATTAAACTCTGAAGATGAATGTAAAGAAGCTTATAAACAATTGACAGGACATGATCAAAATTTTATTGTGAAATCCTCCGATAGCTTTGCTCCCGGTTGTTATGTAAATTCCATAGGAGGCCAATTTGTGTACAATTCTATTAGTTTTGATACAGGTGGCCAATGTACTTCACATCCTGGGTATTCTGCTTGTCTTGTTAAACAAATGGTTACTGTTGACAAAACGTGTGATGAAATAAACACAAGGCAAACAAATGAAAAGTATCCATATTTTAATCCACCAAGTACTTGCATGACACCTTATTACAATTTACAAAATTTTAACAGAGAAGTGTCTAACATTTGCACAAAAAAATATACAAGTTATAATACACCTTTGTGTTACTGTCTAAGTTATAATTCACCTACACCACCACCTCCTTTTCCTCCACCTTCTCCACCTCCTCCATCTCCCCCTCCTCCATCACCACCACCATCACCCCCACCTCCGTCCCCGCCTCCTTTACCACCTCCTCCTTCTCCACCACCTTCACCACCACCGAGTCCGCCTCCTCCTTCACCACCACCATTACCACCACCTCCGTCTCCACCTCCAATTCCACCACCTTCTCCACCTCCTCCTTCACCCCCTCCATCTCCACCTCCTCCATCTCCTCCTCCATCACCTCCTCCTTCTCCACCTCCTCCATCCCCACCACCTCCATCACTACCTCCTTCTCCACCACCTCCGGTACCACCTCCTTATATTATAAAAGGACCATCTAATTATACAATTGCAAATGAAACATGTAAATTGATGGATATATACGATTTAGAAACACTTTATGGGTTTCAACAAATGCTTTTTAACGAAACTAATAGTACTTTTTGGGTTTACGGTACAGTTACTGATAAATATGAAGAAGAAACATATGGAAGGAGACTATCACATACTAGTTACACTGCCGGCGACACATATTTTAAGAATGATATTTGCACTTATCAAACGCCATCAAGTGATACTACAACATTAGTATCTACCGAATGGTTGAGAGACAGACAAAGAAGTAGTACATCAAAATATTATAAAATGTGGCACAATCAACCAGCGGACACCAGGCTGGAAGACGCGTACTGTGATCTTTGGAGCTACCAACTGTACAATTATCAGATATCTAGATGTGTTTGTGAAGACACGTATAACGATTATACATTTGAAGCAGGTTCTGGTGCGGGTTTACTTAATGGAATAACTGTCACTATAAAATCGTTGTTTCCTATCATCTTAATTAATTCTGGATCAGTGGCGAGTAAACCATTCAATTCAATTCATGACAATTCAGATAATAGCGGAGATTTAGTTATTGTAAAAATTAACCCTGTTCATTTCGCTAATTCATATCTTAAAAATATACATAATAATTATTTGACTGATGATGATTCCACCAAAATTTATGGTCCTTGGCATCATAGTATTCCAAATACTAGGATGAGTTGTAGTACAGTTACACTGTATGCGGGTTCAACAGATTTTTGTGAGTCAACACATTTTTATGGTATAAATCCAACTATTTCAATAGATTCTGAAACCGGTGCTTATAATATCGAATGTACTTTTGCTGAATACTGGACTCCAGACGACACAAAATATCCGAATTTTGAATGTTTTGAAAATTCGAATCATATTCACACCTCTTTTGCTTTTTATCAAAATGTGGATGATTCTATTTATGAAGGTGCTTATATATTCGAAGAAACATGGAATGATGCAGTTAACATTTATAGTGTTAAATTCACAGTTAATCTCGATTATGCCACGAGTATTATAGAGCCTTATTTTATGCAGTATAAGGATTCCAGTAATGTTTGGAAAAATTTGAACGATGGAGATTTAATATCTCATTTACCATTGTACCAAAAACCTACCAACTTCCTTTCCAGTTATATAACACAAGGAACTGGTATATATTTTGAAGTTTATGTAAGATCATATATGAAAGGTTTTAGAGTTATATCTTCGAGAGTTAATGGTAGAGAAATGGTTATTAAAGAAATAAGATATAATGATTTTCCTCTTCCATCTCCACCTCCTTCACCCCCGTCCTCTCCACCTCCATCACCGCCTCCTTCACCACCACCTCCACCTCCTCCATCCCCACCTCCTCCATCCCCACCCCCTCCATCTAAACCACCATTTCCACCTTTTCCACCACCTGTACCACATTGTAGTGCGTTTGATAAAGAAAAACTTATAACTGTTCCGTGTTCGGAAGAACATTATTTTATATGCACAAATGAGGTTGAACCTCCATCTTTGCCACCAATTTCACCACCACCTTTACCTCCATTTCCTCCACTTCCACCATTTGCACCATTCCAAGACCATATTGTTGTTATAGATAAATTTTTAAATTATGACGATTCATTAAAAGAATGTCAGAAACGAGGTGGTATATTAGTAGAGCCTTATTCTACTGAAAGAATACAGCAGGTACAAAATAAAATAAATAGTGTATCGTGGTTGGGAAGAGTAACTGTGAGAGGGAGTCGGGAATTCTTATCTCGGATTTTACCACATCCCCCACCACCACCTTCTCCACCTTCTTCTCCTCTTTCACCTCCGTCTCCACCTCCGTTATCTAAAAACTATTTACTATTTAGAATAAACGACAACTCTGATCAATCTCCAAAAGGTATTAAAATAAATAGTACTTGGACTGACATTGTTGTAGGAGAATGGTATAATACTTCAATATATTCAACGGTTCAATTTTGCAATAATGATGGGGACCACATACTTAAAAGTGTTACTATTAAAGGAGGAGGGTTGGTATCATTTGATAGTACATTTTTTAACTGTAAAGAATTAATAACAATTGAGCATGACTATCTAGATACTAGCCAGACCATAAATATGTATAGAATGTTTGGTATGAGTTGGGACTTGGGTGAAAAAACTAAGTTTAACAGTGTTCTGAATTTCAATACAATAAACCTTAAACATACGGATGAAATGTTTGAAAATAGTCTTTATGACCAAGATTTATCTCATTGGAATTTTGAATCTTTACAAACTGCAAATAACATGTTTAGTCATTCAGCGTATAACCAACCTATTAATTGGTACACTCCAAATCTTGTTAGTATTAAAGGAATGTTTCAAGGTTCTAAATTTAACAGTCCTATATCACTAACAACTGATCTTGTTAGTGAAATGATTGATGTTTTTTGGACACCTTATTATGGAGTGTCTTATAATAATGAGTTTGCACAAGTTCCTAATTTTAACGTATCTAAAGTAATAACTTTTCGTGACATGTTTAGTGGTACTAGGCTATTGGTAAATACTCATGAAAACAATTGTATAAGAAGACTTATTTATGAAAAGTTCTCATTCAATAGTTATTTTATAGATTATATTTCTAATGCTTATACAATTGAGAATTGGAGAGATGCAGAATGTTATTCACCATATTCTCCACCTTCAGCTATAAACAGAAGAATGATGAGTAATTTATCTCCTCCATCTCTTCCATCTCTTCCATCTCCTCCATTTCCACCACCATTTCCACCACCATTTCCACCACCATTTCCACCACCATTTCCACCAAAACCATCTCCACCACCATTACCACCTCCATCTCCTCCACCTCCATCCCATCCTCCATTACCACCTCCGTCACCGCCTCCTCCATCCCCTCCTCCATTGCCACCTCCATCACCTCCTCCTCCTTCACCTCCACCATCACCACCTCCATCACCTCCTCCTCCGTTTCCACCAACCTCACCTCCTTCACAACCCCCATTTTCACCACCACTTCACCCACCTAACAATCCACCGTTTTTCCCACCCGTTTCTCCACCACCTCCTATATCACCACCTCCACCATTACCACCTCCATTACCACCTTCTTCACCACCTCTACCATCTTCACCTCCATTACCACCTCCTTCACTCCCTCCACCATCTCCACCACCGTTACCACCTCCTTCACCCCCTCCACCATCTCCACCACCATTACCACCTCCTTCACCCCCTCCACCATCTCCACCTCCATCTCCACCACTTCCATCCACTCCTCCATTTCCTCCTAATAAAATAGATTTGAAAACTTCTTGTGCAGCAATGTTACAGAATGGTGACATTGTATATAAACCTTGTGATTTATTATTTAAACCAGTTTGTGATTTCCCGATATTCCCTCCTTATGCACCTCCAAATCCACCATCAATTCCTAATCCACCATTTCCACCACCATCTCCTCCAAACAAACCCCCATTTCCACCTTTTTTCAACTTGATGGTTCATGATCAGAAATTTACCTTTCAAGACTCTAAAAACTACTGTTTGGAAAATTCTCAAATTTTAGCAGAAGGTAATACACGTTCACAATTGGACCAAATGAAACAAATAAGTAAAAATATGGTAAATACAACTATATGGATTGGACTCTACCGTAAGAATGGAGTTTATTTTTGGAGACATTCTAACATTGAAGCAGACTATTATTCACTATTTCCTGATGCACAATCTCCAAATCCACCCCCTCCATCACACCCACCGAGTACACCTCCTAATCCTAACTTCCCTCCGAGTTCTCCTCCAGCGTCTCCGCCTCCACCACCTTTTCCACCGTTTACCGAAGGTTGGAAGTTCTTCTTCCCGGGATTTTATAGTGGTTTCAGCGAGTATCTTAATCGAGATCCAAATGGACGTATTGAAGAATTTTATGGAATAGGTAACAATAATTGCAACAAAATTTGTAAACGACATGGGGGTTCTTGTGATACCACCATATTGAAAGCAAAGTACGACACCATTCAAAGTGCAGATGCTGTTGAAGACGCATTTATTGAGGCAGGTCACCCTGGTTTCTGTTCTGAAATTAATTATCACGAAAGTGGGTATAAGGGGCCCTATTTCTATGGACTTTCAGGGTCTAACAGACAATGCATTTATGGCGACTCGACAATTGATACTGCATCAATCATTATTTCGTGTCCAAGAGAGTGGGGTTATAACTTACCTCTCTGTTATTGCATAGACCCCCCTCCATCGCCTCCACCACAAGCACCATATTCACCGGTGCCTTGTCCATGGTACAATAGGAATTATGAAAATTCTTATTCATCAATTCAGACCGGAGGCGTCACATATTCATATTGGAATCAAGTTCCAAGCTTAGTATTTTCGAGCAGTGGGATTATAGACTCTTCCATTCATGATGGCACCACTACTTCTATGGCACCAAAATGTCCATGGGGGTGGAAATGCATGGTTTGTGATAGTGCAAAAGCAAGCACTGGTGACAACACTCTTACTACGGATGTAAGAACTTGTCATAATCGAGATTACTCTTTCATGCCTACAAATCCAATTGGAGCGAATTCCAATACTTTCGGAGCCGGAACTTTTTTGTCGAAAAGTACTTATAAATCTGCTCCATGGGTGGATCGAGATTATGGAACGACTGGAATATTTAATACAAATTATGGTAATGGTTGGATTACGTCTAGATTTCAAAGCGAACCGTTCAGATTATATTCTGGTATGAAATATTTGGAATGGATACATAAAGGTACAAAATTAGGACGTAGTAGTTTCGGTGATTCGCTATATAATATTGATCCTTATGATAATAACGGATTCCCTGTCGTACATTCTGATTATGGAAGATACGATTCAGATGGAGATGGATTTGCAGATGCCGGAGAGCTTGATGGTCTTTATTTGTACGATGCGGATCAAGTTATAAATTGCCAGAATAATGGAGAAGGGTGTAGAGAAGCACAAAAGGCGGCCCAAATTTGTGCTCCAACCTGGGAGTTTTCTACCGCAGGGTCTTCCTCACTCGCACCTAAACCAGAATCTTGTTTGTCATCTTACCCCGATGGTACTCCTCTTCCTATCTGTACAAACCCTACAGACCCTACACAAGTTACAAATTATGAATGTTGCCAGCCTCCAGATGAACTATTGGAACGGTGCGATTTATCCGCTCATATTGGCAAAAATGTGTTTTTCAGAATAATAGATTTTGATAACAACGGATGGATACAAAATCAGATTCATAGTGTTAACTTTCGCGATTCTTCCGGAAATGAAATCAGTTGTGATGCACCCTCACCCCCTCCTTCTACACCACCTCCTCCTACACCTCCTCATTCACCACCATCACCACCATCACCACCATCACCCCCGCCCACTCCGCCGCCGCCGCCAACAAAATTCATCTGCGGTACAGGAGATGAAAACACAGATTACCCGTCAACAGACTCCTTCAATTACTGTCATGACAACTCGGGTTGCCCGTGTGGGCCATGTTGCTATTGTTCGTGCTTCGTGCCTAGTGTGGTAAATGTCATATAAAACATACATTTATCTCCCTATATACTTCTATAGAATTATTATTATTTATATTTAAACACTATTCTTTAAAATTATTAAGTTGTGCTCCCGAATCCACCCGAACCACGAAGGGAAGTGTTAATTTCACTAACAATAACAAAATTAGGGAGGTTTCCGTCAAACGATACGATTTGAAAGTAACATTTTGACTTTTCTAATATTACGGGTTCATCAGAAAGGTTGTCGACTTTTGCCATAACTTTTCCACGGTAGGATTTATCTATAATTCCTACAGAGTTTGATAGACGTAAACTTGTCTTACAAATAGAACTTCTCGGAATCAACATCCATCCGTGACTAGATTCACATTTAAAACCAAGATCAATCGTAAATGACCTTGCATTTTCGGGTACTGTAACATACACACTCATTGGTATATCAAGTCCAACATCTTGGTTTCTAACTGCATTATAGCAAGTTGGATGGTTTGCCCAGAGGTCACTGTCGTCAGCTAGAATATTTAGGTTTAGCATTACAAATTGTGTTTAAGAGTATCGTTCATCGATCATTTACAAAATAGTGTTGTAAAAAATATGGACGAGTTAGACATACGAGTGTGTAAGTTTGAATACGATATGTTTACACATTATATAAATTATAAATAAGCGTGCGACAATTTATATTTGGCACTCTCTGTATGTAACAAAAGTACATTTAAGATTATTCTATATAATCATCTTAGAATATTACTTCGTATTGGGTGACATTCGACAATTCTACTTTTTCGACATTGCTTTCAGAACTATGTCAAGTTGATTTTCCAAGTATGACTTTGAGATTTCCAGTTGACACTCTTCTTCGAATTTCATGTCCAACTGTTTAAACAATTGGACATGAAATTTCTTCAAGAATAGTTTTCTATTTGTATTGGGACCAATTTTTTTTACTGTTTCGACGATTGTGATAATTAATTTCTTTTCATCTATGGTGAAACTTCTATGAAACGAGATTTCTGAGTGCTTTGAAATCTCACCCGAGTGAGGGCAGCGTCGTGTAAAGACACTCTTCGTGATAGCCATTTCGAGTTCAAGACTTACTATGTCGCCTCACTCAAAAATCAAATCACCCATGCGTTTCTCTAACTGAAATTATACAAGTTCTGGTCAATCACATCAAATTTTTTGTTTTAATAACGGGATAAGTTTAATTTTTAATGGACTTCGGATATAATGGGGTAATAGATACGTAAATAGTAGAATGTGTGGAGTTTTCATTTTACATCCATTAGAATATATTGTAGTTCGTTTTACATATGTACATTACATTTAACAGTGTGTATATTAAAAGACTTTTAGAGTCGTAAAGAGTCTTAGAGTTTCAGAGTCTTAAAAGCTATCCACGACTTCCATTGGTGTCTAACAAATCAACAGTTCGGTATTCAAAAAAAAAGTTACATTCGTAAATAGTAAATGAAAAATTTTTTTTTAAATCATTAAAACAAATGACAGTGTTGGTTTATAATCCTTTGCAAGAAGATCAACTTGTTTTACCTCCACATCAATTTTTGTCAGATGAGAAAGTAAACGTAGTGTTTGTGTTTTGGTCTTATTGTTTAATAATGTTACTATCACAGTTTTTTAGTTATACTGGAGAAGCTTATGTAAATACGTAATAAATATTTATCTAATTGTATGAAAATTTACTAATTGATTTTCCATATAATGTAGATTTGTCAACCAATGGTGAATTGCAGCCTCCAAAAGCTAAAAGTATTCCACATATTACAAGCATAATAAACCCTATTGCGTTAAAAGGCGGTATAAGAAGAACGAGTATGGCGACAATCATGGGAAGCGATACCAGACATTTTTGTATTAAGTCTCTTGATGCAGTAAAGTATGCAATCATGTATGCTAACAGACAAACTACCGCAATGACAATTTGAAGGAACATTTTTTTATTTTACACATAAAAAAAAAAGCGGAATGTTTTTGTGTTTATACTTTTATAATTTCTCGTTTCGATATACACGGCAAAATTGAAAATATTAAAAGTCCTAATATTCCAACAAGACAACCAGTCACATAAAAAAGTATTCTGTATTCTATTGTTATATTTTCAAGTATATCATATGGTTTAGGGAATGCAAACAGTTCTACAATAGTGATCCATACAATGTTGTAAAACAATAGAAATAATATAGATTCGTTTATGGAACTATAAACTGTATTGTTCAAATGAAATATCGTGCACAGTGGAAGGAATACATGATTTCCCAAGTCATACAAAAGATATGACGTAAAATTGTTTTCAAATGTAACTAATGAAGGTATTGATGCTGGGAACACAATTGTTATTCCTATTACAACTATTACATATGCAATAAAACTAGGGACATTTACAATTATTTGAAACAAATGTGTTATAGTCGTGAATGTTAAAAACCATCCACTGTATTGAAACAGTACTCTCAATCCTACAAATGTAAGTTCATAGTATAGTATTAACATTCCTAACAACGAACACAAAAAATGTAACATTTTTTAAATTGTATTATTTTAAAATATTAAATAAAAATAAAAATGGAGAACACACCCTCTGTTGAATAAGATACTTCACCAATGTCTAAAATTCTTGCTGGTGATTTCTTCAATCTAAAAAATTAAACTGTTCAACTGAGCGCGTCGCTTGGATGAAACCAGCTTCCACCAGCTACCATATCTCTTCCATGTGTCGTTAGCACCCCACTTTTGCGACGGACCAAAGATCTCGCGGTCAGATGCTTTCGATGGATTGAACCCTTCGGATAGGTCTCGGGGCAAATCATATACAAACACCTTAGGGAAGAATGTCAATTTCCGCTGCTGCTCGGTGACATATGATGGTGCACTCATGCGCTGAGCTGCTGATTGTGCATCGGTCATGGCGCGTGCCCAAAACTTTTCGTAATTTATTGTATTGATTGTAAGTTCATAGTATAGTATTAACAAAAAATGTAACATTTGTAAATCAGATTATTTTAAAATCTTTAAATAAAAATAAAGATGGAGAACACACCCTCTGTCGAAGAAGATACTCCACCAATGTCTAAAATTCTTGCTGATGATTTTTTCAATCTAAAAAATGAAAATGTTAATAAAAGTGATCATGAAACATGGCTTCTGCGTGAGTATTCTAAACTAATGCACCGTGAATGTCTAGTAAAACGAAAAGAATTCTTTTTAAACAAAAATGACCCAAATAAACAAAATTCTTAAAAAGATACAAATCAGTATCTTTTGTAAAAAAAATAAATATAAAAATGTCTGCCATTCTGGATAAAATTGGTTCTATTCACTCTACGTGTTTAGTGGATGGGATGAAAGTGTTGCAACAAGTATTGTTAAATTGTGAACAAATGTTAAAAGATAGAAACTGTAAAAATATAGAAAAAACGAGCTCCATATTAGATTGTATGGACGAAAATAAAGAAGTAATTACGGGTCGGGGAGAGAAATCTATAAATATTTACTTTTACAATGAAGAACGAATTGGAGTAAAGTTTTTGAGAAATATACTTGAAACTACAAATGTTGAAAAAATAATCATTATAAGTTTAGAGGGACCTACGACTTTTACGCGGAAAGAAAGTGAGAGTCATAATGTTCAATTTTTTTTATTCAAGGAATTGTTTGTAAATATTACAAAACATGAGGTTTGTCCTCGTCACGAGTTGTGGACTGAAGTAATTCCGTGGTCAAATGAAGAACTCCCAAAAATTTTTGTATTTGATCCAATTGTTCAGTATTACGATTTTCCTATTGGAAGTGTAATACGAATAAAGAGAGTTTTTGGACTTAACGAACCAACTTATTACTATAGAGTAGTTACTGCTTGTTGAATACAAGTTTAGTGAGACTTGCTTTTCTTATTTTAGTATCTCCTTCAAGTTTATATGTAAAGTGTGTGTTATCTGAATTTAAAAAGGTGCATTTTTTATGTTCATCTTCTTTTATTTTTACCATTACACTTGTACTTTTCAACTTTTCATTTATTTCTTCACGTTTTTTAAAAAGTTCTATACTAAACTTGTTAATAATATTAACCGGGTTTTTAAGTATTTCTTCGCTACGAAAATCAAACTTTACCATTTTACTATTACAAATAATTTAAAATTTACCATTATAATCCCATTTTTCTTATATAATATGGATCTCATTATATAAAAAAAAATATATTTGCCGAAAACTATAGTTTACTAAATCACGAATGCATTCCAACTCTTCAAACATACTAATTTCTTTATTATACATATTTACCAATATAATCCCATTTTTCTGTTATAATCGGTGTCTTATTAGAAAAATCTTTTGATATTCTCCTAAAATTCGAGTTTACTAAAACACGAATACCTTCCAACTCTTCAAACATTTTAATTTCTGTGTCATACAAACACTCTGTGCTATTTTCATCATTAACAAATCTTTGTAAAACGTCTGTTGATGAGTTTATCAACATTTCTAGAACAAGTCCTATTTCTTTATTTAAAAGTTTCTTTTTTTCCATTTTTTGTCTTGCTGTTTTAAATTCATCATCTGTCATATCTCCTAAACTCCATTTTACTCTAAGATATTCAGATTCTTGATCATTATTCCATTCAATGGGATATAATATTCTTTCGTAATGATGAATATGTAGTAAAATTCTTACAATTGTAGAAATTGTTTGGACACTTTTAGAACCGTATGGTTGGTTCATTTTGCGAACAATATAAGAAATATTTGGAATTCCTCCACACATTACATCTCCTACATTTCTAGCATTTCTCCCATTGTCTCTCAACCATTGTATAAAATGTGGGTTGTGTCCAGTTGTATGAGATACTTTTTTTCCAGTATTCCAATCAAATAAAATATTACATTGTGTACAAAACATTTGCGGACATCCTTCAATTTTATGAATTTGTGTTCCACATGAAACACAAGGTTTACAATCTCTTGTAATTAACGCAATTGTTTTTACTTTGTTTTCGTCACATACATGTGACGGGTCATTTCTTCCATTTTTAGGTTCGTGACAATCTGGACAAGTGTACTCTGAACATGTTCCACATTTGTAAGCTGTACTCATAAAACCTTTGCATTCGGGTCTTGAACATTTCATGACAAATGCAGATGCAGATTTCATGTCTTCTGCATCTTGACTATTTATATTATTGCTGTATAAATATACAGTTAGATCCTGAATTTTCCGATTCAGTATGTTTAGTTCTTTCATTTTATTGCTATACAATTCTCTCGTGTTTTGTATTTCTGTTCTGACACTCCGTTTATGTTTTTCGACAATTATAGCCGGTTGTGTAGACGGTAATAGAGAACATTCACGTTGAAACAAAACTTCTTCTCTTCTTTTTTTGTAAACTTTATCTATAAAATATTTTGTAAACATTTGTGCTTGTGTACTCCTGTCAAAATATCGATGGCAGTTTACACAATTAAGGTCTTCTGTGCTTTCTAATGAGTATCTTTGTATACACGTTTTGCATCCAACATATTCACAAAACGGACAAGTTATTTTACTATGAGATGTTACATTATTATAACATATACTACAACACTCTGACATTTTTGAAAGTAGTTAAAAAAATAAATATGAACAAACGTATTAGATAAATGAATTATTTTGTTTTACAATTTCTCGTACTCTTCAATTAGCCCCACACAACCCAAGAAATCATGACTCACCGAAACCATGAAGGCACTTTCGTATTCAATATATTTTCTAGTGAAAAACTTGTCGATATTCGTCGCAAAAGAATGTATGTTGCAAATAAGTACATGAATCCACGTAGACCGCACGATTTCATAAATGCCATACTCTTGCACTGGAATTAAAAATTAAATTTGGGATGGATATATTTAAGCAATAGTCGTTCAAAATAAATTACGAAAATGTGTAAAGTGGAATTAAATGCCATGTCCATTCTTACATTCTTTTCTTGTAACTTTTTTTACTAGTTCTCTTTTCACTTTCTGTCATACCTAATGGAACATAACCGAATTCTTTGTTTTCTGGTAACTTGGGTGGACTTTCATAGCTTTTTGATCCACTTGGACCACTTTCACTTACTTTTTTACGTTTTCCACTCTGATTAGTTACTTTACGCTTTCCATCCAAGTTTGATGTTTTAGTTTTTTCTTGTACACTTTTTGGTAGTTCCATTTTATTACTCATTCCTCCCCCATCTTCTTCTCCGTCGCGCCACAAATAAACTTTATCTGTGACTGGATTATCACCATCTATTAGTGATATGTCACTTACCATATATATTTGTTCTTTGGATTCTTTTTTATTTTCTGTACTAATAATTTTACGAAGTTCGTTAACTGTACTTATTTGTTTTGTTGGTTCTGTAAATGTATAAGCTTCAAACATTTGCATGGGATCATCCGAGTTTTGTATCTGTATAGGATATTGTTCGTTTTCAAGGTCAAGTGTTAAATTTTCTTTTTTTATAAAAAATAGAGCATTCGGGCGTGTTGCTACATTTACAACTATAAACCAACCTTTATCTGTCCCGCGTTCTGTATCGTAATTTTTGTCACTTACAGTACTTCTATAACATTCAAGTAAGTGTAGAACATTCTGTGCATTCCACATTTTTTATATATAATATTTTTTTATAAATGTTATGTATAAATGTTCCGAGTTTAAATAGTATAACACAAACCATATCGGAAAAAAAAATTTACTTATTGTTTGATTGTATATCAAAACATTTATATTTCTTTTTAATTTATCAGTTCTATATGAAACTTACTTTTACTTTTTATATTATAAAACAGAGTAGATAAAAAACTTGTAATCTTTTATTTCATCTCCTAAAAACATGAACAATGTAAATGCCGTCAACACGGAACCTTTTAGTTCTTTTACTTTGTATGGATCAAAATTTGTGTTTCCAAATGGAAGTGGAATTTTTTCACTTATTTGGCGGTTGATGTAAGCGAATACGGCTATAAAACTAATATTGAAACATAGTCTGTACATATTTTCGAGTTTACTACCTTTATTTTTATGTTTTAACAAAATGTAACGTTCCACATATCGACAAAGAAAGGATGTTATTAAAAAATTGATGACACTGACTATTGCAATGGTTAGTATTTTTCTTGCATAAAAATCTAAATCTTCATACATTTTTGTTAATAGAATTATTTTTTTTATGCCACGATCAGTGTGTCTTCTTCGTGTAATGTTTCCAATGTGCAAAGCTCCATACTTTGACGAAACAAAGTAAACACTAATGCATTCATCCCCAGTTGTGTTGAAAACACGAGCTTTTTATCATTTTTCATCCGTAAAAATTTGATTCATGTATTTATGAAACCAGTCAAATTTGATGACGACGAACAAAATCACCAGCTCGGTGTCCGTAAAGAGGAGTTGACCAATCTCCTTATCATAAATAATAATTGGAGCGAACTTAAGCGATGAACATTATCTCACAAATTTACTAGTATATAAAACTTACTTCGGTACTGAAGCGAAAGCGATATCTAAACTGGATAAGAATATATTTTATTTACTTAAATATAACTTTTTAAAATCAGATTTTATTTAATTCATTTTTATTTAATAAATGACATTTGAAAATTTACTTTCTAAAGAACAAAAAAAAACACTTGAAAACAATAATTTACTTTCAAAAAACGAACTTTTGCTTAAAAATGTTCCTAATATGAGAGTTTTATTAGAGGATGGATCTATTAAAGAATTACTACCGAATTATACTAAAGTAATTGATTCTTTTTTGAAAAAAGAAAAGTACGATGATAATTGGTTGTATATAACTAAAGATCATGTTTACTTTGTTACTCGATATGGGAAAGCATTACCATTATTATTAATTAATACTGAGTTTATGCACATAGTATTAGACCAAAGTGGTTCCATGTGTGCAATAAATGAAGCAGTCAATGAAGGTGCCAAAGAAATTATTTCAGGTTTACCGGATAGTTCGATGGTTACAGTGACTACATTTAATCATGTTGTAAAAAATAGCAAACAAATGACAAAACAAGAGGCCATAAATTTTATGAATTTTAAAAAAGCAAATGGAAATACTGCATTATATGATGCTATATTAAGTTCTATAGAAAAAGAAGAAAGTTCTGGACATAAAGTAACTACTATTGTAGTAATAACTGATGGAATAGACAATGCGTCTAAAACAAGTCAACATGAACTTAAGAATAAAATAGAAAATTTCCAATCTAAACAAGGAATGAGAATACTTTTTCTTGGAAGTAATCAAGATGCAATTGTTTCTGCTTCGGGAATTGGTATACCGGTTAATAGAGCGTTAACATATGGTCACGATGGTGAAAATACGAAAAATGCGTTTAGAGCAGTCTCTGAAAATGTAGACGGTTATAGATCCTGTGGTGCGGATAATTTTACAAGGTCACAAAGACAAAATTCTGTTTCGTAACCAAACAGTTATATTATTTTTAAGATCGTCATAATCTTTTTATTTGTATTAAAAAATGAGATATACTATACACAAATATTCTTCAAGTTTGTCCAGTAACTCAAATGAAAATTCTTCGTTTAGTTATTGGGTAGAGCGTTTGAAGTTGGCAAATACTCCCGAATGGGTTGACATTGCAAAAGGATTATTGTCATTCTCAACAAATGTTGAATTTTTGGGTACTATTTCGGATATAGTCGGTATAGAACTTGATAAACAGTATATACGTGTAAATTATAATATATTTAATATAGTGGCTTTTGTTATTTTAAAAACTCCATCATTAAAATATCATATTACTTCATATTCTACACTTATTTTTGATAAATTAAGTGCTAAAATAAAAGACGTTCAACGAACTGATATGAATTTTTTCACACGAAAAATACTTGGTCTTTACTTATTAATAGATAATGAAACTATTTGGGACAGATTTTACAAAATAAATTTTGCAATTTTACTAAACTATACATTTAGTCATGTGCTTTTAAATGTTACTGATTTTCTTCTAACTGCTCATTTGGTAAAATATAAACATTTATTTTTAGGTTCAAGAAGTATTCCTATCACTTTTCAGAATGCTCTCCACACTTGTAAGAAAAAAATTGTAGAAAATATCGATTACAAACTTTCAATTTTACAATCAGAAAGTAAAAGGGAAATAGAATTTGTAAACAAACAGTTTGAAAAAAGTTTAAAAACAAATAATCCTTATGAAAGAGGTAATGAAGTTACATTGTTTAGATGTTACGAACTCATAACACATGGTTATAAGGGTGTAGTTTATTCTACTAAACTAGAAACAATATATAGAAATCATAATATTTCAAAAGAGTCGATGACTGTTTTAAATGATTTCAAAGGAAATGAAGATACAGATAGTTTTACTTTGAAAGTTGTATTTAGTTTTTTCACCAAGGATTCACTTCACAGTTTTTTACTGAGTTCTATTCAGTTTTCTCAAAAAATGTCTGAACTAAATATAGGACCTACTGTTTATTTAGACCAATGTTTCATAGGAGGTGGTGTTGTTTTATTTGATAGTGTGTACGAATATAAATATGGTGCTTATATTGTAATGGAAAAGTATGATTCAGACATGTTCAATTATTCAAGGAATAATGTAGTTACTGACGAGCATTTGATAAAAATAGAAAATCTTGTGACTAAGATGATTAGTAATGGAGTAGTGTGTTCTGATATTAAGTTACAAAATATTGTTATAAAAACGATAGGTTCTAGTGTAAAAATTGCTCTTATTGATTTTGATAATATATTTTGTTGTTCTAAAATAGGTTCATTTGATGCAAAGGAACATGGTTCTCCGTGTAAAAAAACATTAATAACGGATTATTTAATAAAACAACTAGTTCTAACACAGATATCCCTTCTTTCAGTATGGGATGAGATATATATGCAGATTACCGATAAAGGACGTTTTTCTGAAATGTCACATGACGTATTTATTTCAGATATACAGAAATTTAAAGTAAATAATTACTTCTATCCTGGAAATGTTGTACATGCTATTTCAGAATATTTGAATTGGAAAAGTCAAGGTATCGATATAATTTCGGAGTATACTAAAATAAAAGAGTATTTTAAACATTATTTTAAAAGAGATCTAGAAGATGACTACATGAGAACTTTGATATCAATTTATGACGCTAACTCTAACTCCGATGATGATTTGTAATAGGTTTACACACTGTTTATAATTGATTTTGTTTGATCAATAGTTTGATCAATATTTGATTCGTTTTCTTCTTTTACTAACAGACTCTGTGACTCTGTGACTCTGGTTTTATTAAAGTTATGAGCATTTGAGTTTTGAGAACTTTTAATACTTTCAAATGTATATACTGAAACTGCAAACAATGATATTACTACAAATGATACAAATTGGAAACTTGGTTTTACGTTTTTAACATAATGTTCATATACAGAAATGACAATGATTGAGATAGATGATGATATTGTTTTAGAAACTACACCATTATATGTAATCATATAACCAACAAGAATTCCCCCGAATGTACAAATAAGAGATAGAATTAATTCGTTTGTCGTAGATTGAAAACTGCACTTGAAATACTCTGTTAGTACTGCATAAATTATAGTTGAGAAAAACGACATTTTTAAGTTAAAACTCCACATATTATCAATAGAGTTGTCAAAAACTAGTTGAATGTAACTCCCACCTAAAGCTGACAGAGTACATTCAAGTAGTAGTAGGAATATCACAAAAATATTGTCAAAATACAAAGACTTTAGGTTATTTTTCATCAAAATGTTAGAACAGGATATAGTTATAAATAAAACAGATACTACTTGAGAATATGTAAATTTTTTATGTAACATTAAATAACTTGAAACCATTGTAAATGGGAGCTTCATTTGTAAGAACACAACATACAGTGTTGCTGGTACTTGTGTTAACACCCAGAAGGAACTAACATTCATAATTCCAAAACATAATAGTGGAATGATAATAACATGCAAATCCTTTAAAAATATGTCTTTTACATTTTTAGTTTTTAGGAAACAAAATAAGAATTTAAAAAGTTCAGAGTACATCAAAACTTTATATATACACTTTACTTCAAAAGTAGTTCTTAATATTGAAAATGTTACAAATTGACATATTAGCAGTGTTGAAGTTATAATCTGTATGTACATTTTTTACACTTAAAAAAATTATTTATTTATTTGAACTCGAAGTCTAAAAAAATAGAGTCATAGAGTCATAGAGTCCTAGAGTCCTAGAGTTCGTAGTACGTTTATTTTATTTTATAGTTGCAAACTATTACTTATTCCTCACATCCATACCTTTTTGTATCACAACTTTTTTCGCACGCACATTTTCATCCTTGTAAAATTTATAAATTCTAAATATTCCAACACAACAAATAAACGATACAATTACACTCAATAAAATGAAGAAAATAATGTCGACAGATTCTGAGGATTGTGGTGGAGGTGGTAGAGACGGTGATGCAATTGATACTGGGCTTGAACTCAAAGGTGGTGCCGATGGAGGTGGTTTCGTAATTTTTTTGAAGGCAAACACCGGGTCGTACGCAACACTAGAAATAGTATGCAAATCGTTTTTAAATGCAAAGTTTGTCTCAATCAAACGATTGGTTTTCATACATATCGAGTAACTTTTCCATGAATATCTAATCCCGGTTTTCGTAGTTTCATTCATATTGTAACTAGTGTAATGAGTTGGACCCGAAAAATCGTAAATATATTCTTCATCTTTAACAGTAATACTAAAATTTGAAATGCATTGTCCAACTTTTATTTTGTCGTGATAAATGGGTTGGGAAAATTCAATTTTATTTATAACGGACAATGTCGTTTCATAATCGAAAATAACCGAGTTGGAAGATATGTGATTACGATACGCATATGCGTTTGGTGGAAGTGTGAGTGATCCGTCACACTTTCCATTTTCTTTGAGAGCGTAACATCTTGGTTCTAATCCATCAGACTGTACTTGCATCGCTACTCTATTTGCAAATTCTTCACTGTACTTGTTGAAAATAAATTGATAGTGACATTCAGCATTTCCGATACTGGGCACCACGAAATGTTCGTATGCATCCGGTACAAAATGTTTTCCATAATTTATGAAAAATATTTCATTATCATTAGACTTTTGGAAAAGTTCACACAATCCATTCTCTTCATACTTTATTTGTTCGTCGCAAACACTCATAAAATAACTTGCTAATGTGTCATGCGTCATTTTTTTAGTTATTGAACGTGAAAAACTACTTCGTGAAGGATATACCTCATCTGATGAGTTTAGTAAATAGAATGTTTGACTCTCAAAATATTTATTGCTATTTTTCATTTCAAGTTTAAATTTTGTTCCTTCGTTTGACAATTCTATATCATTTGTGGATGCAAGATATATTTTCTCATCCCCAGTATAAGTGGTACAATTTGGGATGTCATCAACACATGCGTTTTTTTCTAATAATAGAAAATTTGTCTCTAAAGATGACGAAACTTTAATTAATAAAAAAAGAAGCAACATTTATAAAGTGTATTAAAAAAAAATAGTAAATTCTATTAAAAATAAAAGTACATTTTATAAAATATCACAGTACACTTCTTACTTCCATAAGCAACTGTCCCATTTGATTACTTCCAATTACGTGATTGTCCACTATCATTCCACCCCATCTAGTAATAATTGATTTTTTCTTTAATCGAGTTGCACTTTTTTCAAACTCTAGTAAATACTTGTCTCCTGTACTTTGCAACAAAAGTTTCAATTCTGTATCTTGATACTTTTGAACTAGAATATCTAAAAATATTGTTACTACATCTTTATGAGTCATATTTTTAGTCATTCCCATTTTTTTCATTTTTTTGATACCCATTTTTGCAAGGATTCCTACCATTTTTTTTCTAGAATACAAATCCACTTTATGTTGCAACTTCTTTTCACTTACACCCAAGTATTTAAAAGCTTCTGGTGTAAGTGATCCAAGTATTCCAGTACAACTAAACATAGTCTTGTATTCATCAATTACAAGCTGGGCTTGAAATGCATGTTCTGAACTTGGGTAATGAATTCCATTATAAAAAACAGTAGTCTTGTAAAAGTTGGAGAATTTAAAGTAAGGTGGCTTTGCATTACTATAGAAAGAAATGCACTTTGATTCGTCTACCGAGTCACCGTCGTGGCAATCAAAATATTCCATATTAAATGTAATTGTAACGTTAGTTTTCTTTCTGGATAGACTAGGTGTGAGTGAGCTCAATAATCTAGTACGAAAATGACCATCGACTAACCGTTTATTATTTTTCATAAATATAAAGTCATTATGTAAAAACTAAAGTTTTATATTGTAACTTTTTCTATGAAACTCTGTGATACCATGTTTTTTAATACCTTGTACATGTTTTTTAGTAAGATAACCTTTATTTTGTGAAATGCAATAAAAATTGTCTAAATATGGATATGTAGAACACAAATCAGTGACTAATTTATCTCTAGTAACTTTTGCAATAACTGAAGCTGCTGATACTTCACTGTATAACGAATCTGCCTTAGGAATACATTCATGATGTACATTTTTCCACTTTCTGAAAATAGTTCCATCGACAATTAATTTAGTCATTATGAATTCTGGATATTTCGATTCAAAATTTTCAAGTGCGCGTTCGAATACAACTCTTCTTGCTTCTCCCAAACCCATTTCATCAATTTCCGTATTTGAAACTATTCCTGTACTCCATTGACATTTTTTTATTATTTCTTGATAATACACATCTCTCTTTTTTGTAGATAGTTTTTTAGAATCTGTAAGTCCCGGTATAATTACAGTTTCTGGAATACACACTGCGGATGCCACTAATTCTCCGAACGCTGGTCCACACCCGGCTTCATCGAGACCTAACATTTTTTTATTTAATATTACAACATTATTGACACAAAACTGATTATATTATGTTGTTTACTAGTGTCAAACTATTTTTTAGAATAAAATTAAATTAAACTAATGAAATATGAACTAGCATTGTTGACATTCATCTCTCAAGATTTACACGAGTATTGTGAACACTTTTTTAAGTTTTATACAGGTTATCACAGAATAAAAAATAAAGACATTTACGTACTAAAAGAGAACTCTGAAAAATCACTCGGTTATTGTTTAGACAAATATAAACCAGTTATACTAGATAAACAACATAAGTATATGACTCATAGTAACAAAAGAATGATGAAATATGTTGAAATAGAACAAGTAAAATTGTTAAAAATGTATAAGAATGTTTTGTTTGTAGAATTAGACGAAATGTTCTTACCGGAACCGACCATGTATTCTAATATTTTGGAATATATAAAAAAAAGAGATTTTCCGGAATTTGTTGCACCAAATGGGTATGAAATTTTGAGCGATTTTCAACCCAAACTAAATTGGTCATTGCCTTTGTTGAATCAAAGAATAAAGATGGCACGTTTATGTGGAATGGATAAACCGGTACTGACTAAAATTCCATTACATTATACATTTGGTCCACACCAAGTAAGTAAATACAGTGCATTTTCTTGTGGAACTAACACTAGATACTTTCGTTCAGATTTGTTCAACATTCACCTCAAATGTATTGATCCTACATTATACACAAATAAAACATTTAAACAAGATATTTCCAAGTATTCGATGGAAACTTATATAAAAAAACGATGTTATCGAACTCAATACAAAGTTTGTGATATTCCTTATTCCTGGAAAAAAATATTTTAAAATACATTAAAGTTTTTATGTTGAGGTATTTTAACTATCTCCTAAATGTCATGCGGAAGGCACGTATGCGCGTATTCGTCACTTAATAGTTAATAATTATTTTTATAGAGTTAAAATTTTAACAACGGTTTTATAAATTTCGTAAAAATGGACGACCACTGCGCTATATGCTTTGATGAAAAAAATGTCTCTGTTCATACACTAGATTGTGGACATTGTTTTCATACTGAATGTATTTGTAACTGGTTTCGAAGGGGAAATGGTGCATGTCCTATTTGTAGGTCAAATCCATTTGAAGTCACAGAAGAACCTAATGTTTCTATAAGCAGTTACGTTTACAACCCTAGAGAAATGAAACAAAGAGTTTCGTATTTGCGAAGAATGTCAAAAAAAAAAAATGCACCCACTAATCTTAAACAGTATATAAAACGTTTAAAAAAAGCGGAAGACAATATTAAAGATATAAGAGCAAGAATGGCATCTATTAAAAAGGATAATATAACAGTATTCAAAAGTTGGCAAAAAGAATGTACAATGTGTTATAGAAGTTATAGAAATAAAAGAAGAATATTTACAGAAATAGCAATGTATGACAGCGTAGAATATCCTATACCTCATTAGTTAATTGTTTAAAAAGTTATTGACACAAACTGTTGGTTTTTTACCATCTTGTGTTTGTGGTGTTTGTGAAATAGTGTCTGGTTGTAAAATAGTGTTTAGATGTATCGGTACAGAAGTTACTCTGTACATACTTGGTTCTTTGTGTCGCACCATAATTTCGACACATTCTGATTCTGATTTTATACGACGCATTGGAGGCTCCATGTCACGAATCGTTTCTTTTAGCATTTTTAGTTTTTAATTAGTTTACGAAAAAAATTGACACTATATTACAAATAAAATATGATATTAACTTTTATTTATTTATGTTATTCCAGAGTGTTCCTTCTCCGATTTCTTGACTAAAATTAAATATGCATTAGGGAGTCTATTCGAATTACTTCTTCGAGAATCTATCATGCTTCGTAACACTCGAGAATTCCAGATGTATATGTATGTCGTCCCCAAATAAATGATTTTGGAATGCATTCTTGGGGTACTCTACAGTTGAACATTATGTTCCATACGGTCTCAAATTGACAGTCTGCTGCGCACTCTTGTGAATTTTTGTAATTCGATTTCGCCGGATGCAATTCGGAATATTTCAAATATTTTTTCCAGGACGATATATTTGTTCGCAAGATCGATTTTCCTCGAACTGCAAATTGTCCTCGTAATACATGTATTTCTTTATTTTTTTCAATCCATGGAAGATTTGTATTTTTTTCAATCCTTGTAAATAAACCTGAGAGTTGAGCAAATAATGTCTTATGTGAAAGTAAGTTCAATGTTTGACTGATGTTTCCAACGCTAAGAGGCGGGAATTTAATTTCACTTTGGACATCTCCTTGGACAAATATGTATAAATCTTCGTCATGTATGTGTTCGTATTTTTGAACAATATAATGAAGATATGCATGTGCTTCTCGACCTATATTATCAGTAATTGTGTTAAAATCATTATAATAACCAGATTTCTTCCAATTTAAATAAGTTTGTTGTTGATGATTGCTTGAATGTTGTGAACATTTTTCAAAAATAGTGACACTTGAGTATTCATTTTTATTCAACCAATCTAAAGGTTCCATGCACCTAGCCACTACCAAGTGCATATGCAAGTCATGACTAACACTAGGTCGACATGACAGATCTTTGGAAATACACCCACATGTCATTTCAATTTATCACCACCTATAAACAAAAAAAGTATTAGTTTATGAAAAAATTTGACGCTATATTATAAATAAAATATCTTCATGCAAAGATCTCCATCCAAAATGTAAAACCCAATACTCCCATGTCTTCCCTGTACTTCTTTATTATGTTACGATCGTTTGAAACTAAATATTTATTTTTAAGTTACTATAAATGGATTATAAACGTAAAAAAAAATTATTGACAGAAAAACTGTTACAAATGTGGAATGTACAAAATTTAGATGTTCCGTTATCTAAAAACCCATTGTTTAATTGGATTGTTCCACAACTTAATTCAAAAGAAAGGCTTAATTGGGCTATATGGGACAAAAATGTTTTGTTACAAGAAGAAAAGTTAAAGTGCATATTAGAAAATGGTCTTTCATTCTTTTTATGGAAGAAAACAAGTAGTAAGTTATTGGATAGCTCTGAAGTACATATTATTTCCAAGAAAGAAGCAACTACTTGTTTTTTATTTGATCTAATAATTTCATCTTACAACCCACTTTTATGTGATTTTGAAGACAATGAAAAAAACGTATGTTTGTTAAAAGGAGAAAATGATGCAAGAAAGAAAATTGACGAGAGTGATGCATGTTATTGTATTAAAGAAGACGGAGAGTTCAAAGGGATTGCAATTATATCTAGTATTGAAAAACTAAAATATTCATTTATAAATCCAGAAAGAGGCATGGAAGTTGTAAACAATGGTATGAAAGAACAAGAGTGTAAAGGAATAATTTATTTAGATGTAATACTTACAATAGAATCTGGTAAGTCGTATGGTTCAAAAATTTTACAAAAAATAGAAAATGATTATCCTGATCATATACTAGTGTTGTTTTCTATTCCAAACAGAAGAGCTTTGTATTTTTATAGTCACAATGGTTTTTCGTATTCTAGTATTGAAAAAAATTCTATAAATTTGTTACCATTTGTACTTGATAAAATAGATATTGCAATTGAAGCATGGCATGACGGATATCCTTTACTTACAAGACTTCACGCAGAAACTGAAAAAAGAGTTCCGCATATTTCTTTATTTTCTCCCGTTACAGATTGGAAAAAGAGAGATAATGTAGACGTATTTTTCGACGAAAACTCTTTAAGTTTTATATACTTTGAAGAATATGAAATAAAAAATTACGTGAAAAAACATGTACTTGATAAAAAAAAAGAAAATAAAATTATAATAATTACTCCTACCAACAGAATAAGTAAAAAAAAATACTACAAGATCACAAAATCTATTTTAAAAGCTTCACAAGAACTTTTAGATGAAAACAAAGATATCATAGAAATAACAGTAGCATGTGACAACAACAACGATAGACAAGTGATCATAAAAAAAACTGCCATGTATCTTTGGAACGAATATAAATTAAATCATAAAATGAGTTATTAACGGAACACAATTATTGATATTGTAAAATTATGCAAAATCTATAAAATATCCCGGATAAGTGTCATAGTAAAATGTTTTTAAATCACTAATTGCAGTTTCATCAACAATAACAAATGCTTCTACTTTATGATGTAGAGGTGTTACTTTATTTATAAAAAAGTAGTTGAAACTTTCTTCACCACCTATAATAATAAATGACTTTGGATCGTTCATTATTATTTTTAACTTTTGTTCTTGATACTCTCTAATTCTAAGTTTTAAAATCCAATCATTTGTATCTGTTATTTCAACTTTTTCCAAACATTTACTATACATACTTTTTGCGTCTGCGTTGTTTAAAACTAGATATGTAAAAGAAAATATATCCAGTAACAAAGTCAGCATCGTAATCTAAAAACGAAGACCTTTTTATATTTGAATTCAGAATATACTTTTCAAAGAGCACGACAATGACCAAGCGAGTTTACGCTCCGAAACCAGAAGAAATCGTAGTTGAAAATGATGTTGCGATAACAGTTGGTGACATTCTTGACATTATCGATTTTTTAAGTAACTAATATATTTTTGTAAACTGTAATAAACATAAAATGAGGACTAAAATATGTTATAGAAGTACAAATGATATATATGTAAATACGGAAAGTACAGATGTAAATGAAGAAGTGGCAAATATTTTGAGTAATACTTCCCAACCTTGTTCAAGGTTGGGAGATTCTCCCAACAAACGGTTTCTGTCGAATTTTCACAGCAATTTATGTTATCAATTTGCAGCATTACATTTGCTTAAAAATTTTATAGAGCTCAATGGATACGATAATTCAATTTTAGATAATTTAGACATGCATGAAGTTGATACATTTTATTTGGTGAATTATAAAACTATATATTTAAAATTGAATAAAGATCCTTCATTAGGTTATGATATTGTTTCTGGGTCAATAATGGAATTGGAAAATAGTTATCATAATAATCAAATTGAAAGTATGGGAGATTTCGAAGATATTGATTATTCGTATGTAGTTGAGACAAAGTTGTTGTATAATGATAATGGTAATTTAGTATTCAGTTCGTATGTACATCCAGATGATCCTGATCGTGAAGTACAATTGGAAATTGACTCTGCAACAAATATTTATGAAAGATTATTGCAATATGGATTTGCGTATGATTATTTTGTATCGTTGATTACTTTTATGAATTTAAAACAACTTATTTTTCACCATGAGTTTAAAGTTATACCCTTTCACCATTTCTGTGATGTTGGTACAAACACACAAGTTTCACAAGATTTTTTCGAACTGGGATCTTTTTTGTTAGTTACAAATAATGATGATGGCGTGAATCATTATTTATCTATAATTGAAAAGAGTAACAATTTATTTGAAGTTGGTGACGATGAAAAAACTTTACAATTTAATAGTTTTGATGATGTGATTGTTTACATTGAACAAAATGATTATGAATTAATAGTAAAACATAAAATTTACTTTAAAAGATGAAAATGTATTAATATATTTTTAAAAATGTTTCTGGTTTGGTGAATTTTAGTAAAAAAATAAATGCATCAAAATATAAGTATGTTTTTTGTTCTTGTTATAAAACAAATGAAGTATTATCAAATATTTTCATTATTAACTTGTTGTATTCAAGATTATCTTCCAATATGTAATTTTGACTTTGATTGTGCTACAAACAAATATTTACATGATAAAAACGACACTTTAATTAAAAATTGTCTTCATACCGAACAAAAAGTTATAAAACCTTTTTTTAATTTCAAAGAACATGCCTTCAAATCACTTTCAATGCACATCCCCGTAGAGAGTAATGTCAAAATATGGATGTCATTATCCGTCAAAGATGACTTCGAATCATTGCAATATTATCTTTTGCACCATATCCAAATGGGAATTCAAAAATTTATTATCTACGATGAATCATTAAACCATGAAGTATATGATTATTTTAGTGGTTTAGATAGTATAATTGTATTTAAAAGTAAAGAAAAGCAACAAAACTATAATCAAATTAGCGCTAGCAAACTAGCTGCAGAACATAATGTTGATTGGATAGGATTTTTCGATGTGGATGAGTATTTGTACATTCCTGGAAAATCGCTTACACATTTTCTAAATGATTTTGAGAGTAATGTTTCTGTTGTATCTTTACCTATGATGACTATACCATTTGGATTTTCTTATCCAGATTTGAGAAAAGGAATACGACCAAATAATGAAGGTTGTGTAAAATCATTTGTAAATCCTAAAGGAATTACAAATGAAATGTCGAATCCTCATATCAAACATTTAAAAGATGGTTTTTTACAAGCCATAGAAACAAAACGTTTTAAAACTTCACAATTTTGCGGAAATTGGATATTAGATAGAGAAGACACCTTGTATAAACCAGCAGTACTGCATTTTCACAATAAAAAATCATATGCTGATAAAATAAGGAAAATATATAGAGGAACCGGTGATATTCAAAGACCAGAAGATTATGAAAAATTAAGTGTTGTGCTTACCGATTTAAGTAAACCTAAAAAAAAAAAAAATTTCTTCAAATTATATGAAAATAATTTCAATACTTTAATTTCGAATACAATTAAATCAATGAATACTAATGGAATTTTTAGTTCATAAATTCAGTTTGAGAATCTAATTTTTCCGGATTTGGGGTATCCAAGAATCTTGGTCACTTTCCCCAAAATATTGACGATGTTATTAGTTATATTTATCAAAACGATTACGAGTTAATTACTTTAAAAGATGAAAATGTATTAATATATTTTTAAAAATATACAGGTAAGGTATCTGTATTGTATCACACACAGTGAAATGTATTTTCATGTGACACCACTAACAATATACCATCTACATTCAGTCTCACATGGCTCTCTCGACGATGACTCCCGCATGCACTGCAATTGTTGCTTACGATCCAGACCTTCCTATTCACATGAAGGATGGAATGATGCTCGTTGATTCGACTCTTAAAACTTTCAAGACATGTCAAATTTGTCACAAAACAGCGAACAAGTTTTTTCAAGTTTGTGTCAATGGTTGCATTTCTTGTGAGAATTGTGACGACTTCTTTAATTCTACACGCCGAGGAAAGCAGTGTAAGCAGTGCAAATCTGAAGTGTTTGACAAACCGATTTTTAACAAGGCGTTCACCGAAATTTCGGGAAAAGTGTCGGACATTTATGTTGAGTTGAATCATGGACTTAATCAGATAAAGAATCATGGTTATGTGACAGAAGGCATGGCAAATGGTGAAGTTGCGCCAAATTGGGTTCCGATTTCACGTGATAAAGCAATGAAGGAAGCAATGGATTTTCTTAAGAATGATCCTACTTTATTGTCTATTACAATTCCTCTCAAGAAAAAAAACGGCATCCCTTCAAAGGAAGACTTCGAAACTGAAGAAGAATGGAATGATGCAGTTGAAAAGTACCAAGAAAAGAAAATTGAAAAGTCGGAGAATGCAAAAGAGAGAAAACGTAAGCTTGACACATATGACGCTTTGGTGGAGGAACTTGAAGAGTGTAAGTCTAAAATTGCGAGAATGGAGAACATGTACAATGTTAGTCCCATTCCTTCTTGTTATTAATGTACAATTAAGTACATCGTTTTAAGCTTTTGTTGTATGTTTTACGAGTACTTGGCATTTCCAAGTGTAAAGGAACAAATAAAATATTTGAATTTTCCATTATATCTAAAATTAGGTTAATTGTTGCAATGTGATATAACGCATCAGAACTTTCGTTTATACTTTTAAAACTTTTTTCAGAAAGTTTTCTAATGTTTCCGGGTGTAAGAGATTTAAGTATACATTTGTTTTGAGGTTTTGTATCAAATCGTTGCATAAGCCACTGTTTTTGATCTTCATTTATAGGTTCATCTTCTAGAGGTACAACTCCATTTTTTTCTAAAAAGTGTGTTATCAAGTATATATTTAAAGTGTCTTTGTCATATAACAATCCCAACTTCATTGCAATTTTTTTGAAGACTGCGTAATCACACTTAACAGTTGAAGATTGTGCAAGTTTCGAGTATGAGTAAAGTATAAAATCTTTGTTTTTTCTGTAATAACTTTTAAAGTTTTCTTCGTTGACATTTGCGTAAATGTACCCTGAAAATGTAAGAAGGAATGGTTTCATCAAGTGCCATAAAAATAATGTCAAGTTTTGTACATTATTATTTCTAAATTTAATAAATGTGGATTGGTATTTTTTATTTTCTGAGGGAACTTTCGATATAAAACCATAACTTTCATACCATCCTTTACCGCTTGTAAATTTTTGATATCGTGTTAGATTCACGTCAACAGTTGTATTTGGAAACGTATATTGAGACCTATCTTCTAATGATATATTTTTTATTAGTCCTTTTTTTTTCAAATTAACTGCCCATGCAATAAGTTCGGTTCCAGTTTTAGGACATTTTTTTTGGTCATCATAGTATTTTATACTACTTATGTACATTATAAACTTGTGTTTTGTTGTCCGTCTCATTAACTGAAAATTCATACAGTTTTCTTCATAGTCATTGTGTTTATAGTCATAATAACAATTATATGATAAATTATCTTCTATTGTCCTTACAAATATTCTTACATCACTTTTAAGTGTTTGAATAATTTGGTTAAGTGACATTATTTAAACTAGGTTACTAAAAAAATATACGTTTTATTATATTAAATTTTTAGTTTTATATAATAAATGGAAAAATTAGATTTAAAACTCACGCTTGAAGAATATAGAAATTTCGTAAGAATATCATTAGAAAGATTGATAGAAGAAGAATGTTTTACAGTTTCGATTGACAGTAAAAATACAGAAAAAAAGGTCTTAATAAAACTAAAAAAACCAAAGTGGTATACAATGTTGGACGAAAATACTCAAAAAATTATATTTGATAATTTACAATCTCATATTTTAAATACACTTTCCAAACCCCAAAAGAATGGAAATTACTAAAATATCATAAAAATATTAAATATTCTCTACGAAGAGTTACGTTTAGACATCACTTGAACAAATAGTTTGTTTGCTCAATGACACTTATTACTTCTGACATATGAGGTTTACGGTCCTTACTAAGTACTGCTAAAATGTGAAGAGCCCATCTAGTTTTAGTACTTTGTTCATCAAGTTTTTTAGTATTTTCATAATCAGGAATAATGTTATAACGAACTGCTCTGCTTATGAGCTTGCAGACTTTTTTGTGATTGGATCGCGTGACGGTCATTGTCGTGTGTTAAGGGCTTTAGGACTCTGTGACTTTAGGACTCTGTGTGTAACGAAAGATAAGTATTCTAAAGTAGCATACAACTCTTTTAGTACTCAATGTAAGGATAACAAGATCCATAATATTTTGACATATTCGAGAAATAAAATTAATTAATCAATGTTAAGCTGTACTGTACATTTAGATATACAATGTATTCTAGATGTATTGGGAAAACACTCCTATTTATAGGTTGCTCTACTACTCGTGATGTAGTAAACCATTTTATATTAAGTTTAGAAGGTATACCTATAGAAAAACCAACTTCATATATACTAGATCAAGACTTCAAAACATGGGACATAACAAATCTAAAATGTGATGAAACAAAAGGTTATGGTTGTCATGATTGTACTTGCTCTTCAAATTCAAAAAAATGCAGATTTGATTGGGTTGATTTTGAAGCATTTCATAATATAAGTAATACTCGTATAATATTTTCATGGAAACCTCAATTGTACTCAGATAGTGATGCCGTTGCAATATATACGAGATTTATTAAAATGAAAAATGCGGTTATATTTATAGGAAAGGGTTTACATGATGCAGCATTTAATAATAATAAAATATTAAATAACTATAATATAAAACATCTATTCGGAGTGAGTAAAGAGTTCCATCATACAAACCGTATTATTATGCGTACACCATATAAATCGAAAAGACCGAAAGAGGAAGTTATGCTTAAACTAATACGGGAAGAACAATTAAAAACATGGGAAAATTCTAGTATCGAAATAATTGATGGATACAAACTAACTAAAAAAGAAACTCCATTTGATGAACACCATTATCTACATAATGTACATGAGAATCTGTTGAACATAATTTGTTGAGTGTGTGAAAATATGTTTACACGAAAAACATACAATCAATCTTAACACATTTCACTTAAACTTATATATATATAAAGTATTTAATGGAATTTAATGGGATTCGAATCACAAACAGATTCCAGTCGTGCAATCTTTTTTTTGCACTCTTCAAGTTCTTCTACTAAAATATCGTAGTTCTCCAATTTACGTTTTCGTTCTTTTGCATTCTCCGACCTTTCAATTTTCTTTTCTTCATATTTCTCCATTTCTTTATTCCAGTCTTCTTCATTTTCAAAGTCTTCTTTTGAAGGAGCTCCATTTTTCTTTTTTTTAGGTAGATTGATTGACTGTAAAGTAGGATCATTCTTGAGGAAAATCATTGCCTCCTTCATAGCTTGATCACGTGAAATTGGAACCCAATTAGGTGCAGTTTCGCCGTTTGCCATACCTTCAGTTACGTAACCATGATTCTTTATCTGTTGAAGTCCGTGATTAAGTTCGACACTAATGTCTGAAACTTTTTCCGCAATTTCGGAAAATGCCTTATTGTATAAAGGTTTGTCAAGTGTAACACCTTTGCACTGCTTGCATTTGTTTCCACGACGAGTAGAATCAAAGAAGTCTTCGCAATTTTCACAAGAAATACAACCATTTTCGCAAATTTGGAAAAATTTGCATGCTGTATTCTTACAAAGCTTGCAAGTCTTGAAATTATTCAAAGTTGATTCAATAAGAACCATTCCATCTTTCATGTGAATAGGAAGGTCCGGATCGTAAACAACAATTGCGTTGCTCTCGGTCATTGTCGTGGGCAGCATTGTTAGATGAGTTTTTTGTGTTGTGTCGGTTGGTGGGAAATCTGGTTCTTACGGTATACATTTGCTTCTATGAAATGCATATTCACGTGGGAATAGTCGAAATACTCACTAAAATTATTAGTAGCTGAAAGGAGAATATCAACGACTTGCCACTTGGTAAATATTAAAAACGGATTTTTAGGAATCGGACACTATCATAGAAAAAATGGAAACAATATTCTTAGCATTATAATTCACAGACGGACTAGGAAGGTGTTTGGTACATGTATTCTTGAAAATGCTATACGCGACGACGTCTCTTCACTACATCGGTTTGACGCAAAGTAATGTTTGTTTGAGGCTTTATAATTATTTCTGTGGTAAATGTATTTACGAAGAATGGTACGGAGCATGCATTATTCAGTCTGCCATTTTTCAGGAAATACTTCTCAAATTTAACATAATAAGTCATCTAAAAAAAGGATATCTTATTACCAATGATACTTATTACTGTTGGCACACATGGTTGTATGTTCCTAAATTTAATTTAAATATTGATGTAGGTAAGTTTATGAGTATGCGGGCTCTATCATCCAAAGGAATTTGTGTTACTATGTTTTCTATGCCGGGCACACTGGAGCCAAGTCATCTGATTCGAACCGATATGGACACTAAAGAAGAATTAATTATCCACAAAAAAAACGAAAAACTGTATCAAAAATTTACAACAAAAAATAATGTCTTTGACGATGCCGAAACCCCAGGATTCGTAAAACGAATTTTTCATGAAACTTGTAATGAAGATTTTTGTAAAAGGGCTCTTACAAAACCCTTGGATTATTTGTCATCAGTTATCTAAAGCATATTTTCTCGTAAAACTTGTACAAAAATGGACTTGTTGTAGAACATGCAAAGATACACCGACACATATCGATAATACTCTCGTAGTTTGGATATCTCCAAGAAAGATTGATTAAAAGTTATGTACCGTTAAATGTTGCATAACTGACAAAACCGGGACAGACATCATGAAAAATTGAGATGAGAGAAAACGACGTGTTTGTTTTATTGGTACACTGTCTTTTAACACATTTTGAAACATTGTATGTACAAGTAAAAAAATATTAGAATCTGTTTTCCAAATTTTAAAAATTTTCTCATGTAGACATTCATTAATTTAAATGATCACAATCATTTAATTTTTAAAGTTCGGTTTTATTGCAACTATATGTACAGTATTCTAGCATGTACATTTTATTTTTGGTACATTGTCCTTCCTGTGCCCATTTTTTACAATTTTCATTCTTATCTTTTGGATACTGGTGATTTGGAGAAATATTTGTAAATCCCCTTGATTGTAAAAGTGTGTGCAACTCTTCTTTGGACTTGTACATTGTAAGGTCTATTCTTTCATTATTGTTTATCAACAAATCGGGGTTATGATGCGTAATCCATTTAACTCTTATCTCCGGGTAACTTAAATTAAAAAAAAATAAAATTTTATCAGTATTTTTAAAAATTCACAATAAAAGATAAAAACATAATAAAAAATTATAATAAAAGTTAAATATGAAAAACATACTATACAATGAAATTAATATAAAAGTTGGACAAAATGCGAAAGAAAATGATTACCTTGTTAGAAACTCACATCCGGAGTTTACGTGGGTACATTTAAAATCTTATCCATCTGGTCATGTAATCGTAGAAACACAATTAATAAATGATGAATTATTAAACTATGCATCAAAATTATGTTTACAAGGCACTAAACAAAAAAACATGAAAGATATTTGTGTTTCTGTATCAAAAATAAAAAATTTGAAGGTTACTGAAACACTAGGAGAAGTTGAATTTAAATCTAACAAAAGAGTGATAACTAAAAAAATAGTATTTACTTAACGACAAGTTTATAAATATTATTTAAATTTTAAAATACTTTTACTATAGATGAGAAACCACCCAAGGTTGCACCTGTATGATATCCACCGAAATAAACTTTTTCATACGGTATAGCAGTTCTATAAAATACATCTTTATGTTTGTATTTAAACATAGGAATTAAAGGTACATCTTCATGTAATTTTACTTGAAGGTCACGAACCGCCTTTTTAACATCTAAAAGTGTAAGCGATTCTCTAATATTTTTAACATGTTCATCATATGGATGATCTACAGCTTTTGAGTAAGCTTCCTTACTATCAAATAGAGAACCAAGTAGTTTAGGAATATCTCCATCAAAAGGATATGGTTCACCAAGAGCTAAAAATCTGAATTGGTTTTCTTCTGTGCACATGTTCGGGTCGTTTGTACGTGTACAATAGTTGACTGTCGTAAAATCATTAGGCTTTACAATAACGTCGATTCCAAGTTCATCCATACCGAGTTGTGTTTGTAAAAGAGCGTTAAGTCGATATGGCTTTGTATTTGGAGCGTGTAATCTCAGATTTTTTTCCAAAGTTTTTCCATTGTAGGAAAGACCTTTTATTCCACTATATGTTACAACAAAGTTACCATTTGGTACACCTCCCCAATTAGTTGCTTTCCACCCTCCATTTTTAAGTATTTCGCGAGAAATATTCAAGTCTTTAATATTTCCTGTAATTCTATTTGTTATTTGTGTTTCACCACAAGTTTTGAATACACCAGATGCATGTTCATAAAACCCAAGATCTTTCCAGTTATCGTGATTTCCCATTGCACTAGTAATTTCAGAATAAATATCGTCATAGTACCTTGATACCTTTCCACTACCTGAATATTCATGTTTTTCAGCATCATATATTTCTTCCATTTTTGTCATACAAGCCATTACTTGACGAAATGCTTTGTTATTTGCTGGAAAATTAGTTCCTCCGGGCCCTTGGTCTAATAAAAGATTGAAAATTGTAGTACCTGTATTTCTATAAGATGCAAAACCTTCTTTGTGGAATTTATATGACGCAGGTACACCTTCCCAATTAGATCCTGTATGTATAGCATGATTTATAGTACTATTCGAAAGTGAATCAAACATAATTCCGCGATTATTAAAATAATGAAATTCAACAGAGTCTACATGTGGTCCAAAATGTACAATTTTTCCATCCGTACATCCTCCGTCATAGTCATGCTCGGAAAGTTTGTATTTGGGATCTAGCATTGTAACACCCCCTCCCATGCAATATCTGTAAGCTACTAAATCAGAAAAATATGATTTTTTGTCGGATAACCATATTATTGATTCAGAGGTGGATTCACTATATAAAAAAGGTGCTGCAAGAGGTGCATCATTTCCATGTTCTTTTTCTAACGCGGTGGAAATTCCTTGTGAAGAAAATTGATACCAGTAACTCTTGGGAAAGATTGGCATTTGTAATAAAGGTCTTAACATATTAAAAGATAGTCTAGATGGAGAAACAACATTAAAAATAGTTTGAGATAAAACTTCGATTTCTAAATCCTTCAGTGAATCAGTAATTCTTTTTGCATATTTTTCTGTACCGGATGCAGTTTTAAAAATATCAAAAGAGTATTTTACATCATCGGACGTTATCAATGTATTATCACTCCAGTGAATATCGTTTTGAAGATCAAATTTGTAATTAATTTTTCCATTTGAAAGAGTATTAATTAAGGGGTTTGATTTTACAATGAGCGGTACAAGTGTGTCTAGCGGTTCTGCCATCATAAATAATTTTGTAAACCCAGGTATTATTCCATGTGCAACGTTTTCAGTTTTCATTTCTTTAAGCACATGTAACATTGAATTTTTATGTTTAGGTTTAGTTGCAGATATTCCTACTTTATATATGCCACCGGATGAAAGGTCATTCCATGAATATTTCTCAGGCATTATGTTTGCATTGGAAACTATTGTATCCTCGTCTGAGTTACAACAACCTGCAGACTGATATACTTCTTGAACATCTGTACACGTTGCACCTATTGATGTATAAATGATGTTTATCATTTATTATGCAAAAATAAAAAAAAAATTGATAGTTTAGTTTCATAGTATATGTGACTTTAAGACTGTAAGACTCTGTGTGTAAAGAAATATAGTTATTCCATTCCGTGTTTGAAGTGCTTTATGTAAGGATAACAAGATCCATAATACTTTTAAGTATTCGAAAAAAAATTATTATTTATGTGTTACTCCACTTCTTGTGGTTGTGTAACATTTTTATGTACCAAGGACTCACAGTCTCAGCCAATAACGAAACAGAGAACCACTACAAAATCGCCACACGACGATGCCCACTGGACCCTTTCGATCACTCGGAGTCTTTGACGTTATTGATAACACTGGAAATAAACCCTCGTTTGGAGCATCTAGTAAAGTAAAAGTTGTAAAATCGACGAGTACTTACATAAAATATATTCGAAAAGATGCCAGGGTGAACCCTACACCTAGGCACGCAAAAGTAGTTTACATGGGTAATGGCACGTGGCAAGCAAGTGTCGGTGGATTTCAATCGATAAGTGTTACTTATTAGTTTTAAATACTATTATAAAAAGTTGATATTTAGTTAAAATTTTATATATTTAGATCAAAAGTTGATATATTTAGATCAATTGTTGATATATTAAGGTCAAAGTTGATATATTTGGGTCAATTGTTGATATATTAAGGTCAAAGTTGATATATTTAGGTCAAAGGTTGATATATTTAGATCAATTGTTGATATATTAAGGTCAAAGTTGATATATTTAGGTCAAAGGTTGATATATTTAGATCAATTGT